GCTTCAGCGTAAGCCTCCACATAACCGATCAAGCCTTCAGGCGTTAACTCCGCAGTTGAAGCTCCTTCGGGAACCTCGGTGTACTTGGCGATGAACGCATCAACCTGAGGCTGCAAGGCTTTGGCTGCCTCTTCATCTTGGTAGTCCTCAATGATCGCTTCAGTGGTAATAGCACCCGGATCCTCTGCGAACTCATCCCATCGCTGCTGTGCACCCGTCATATCGAGATCCGTCGTGATGGTTAAGACTTCTTCGGGAAGGGCATCTCCAAACATGGATTGCAGCCCCGGAAGCTGTGCTTCACGGCCATTCAAGAAAGTCTGGATGGCAGCGATCTGAGAAAGCGCCTCAGAGAAGTCAATCTCAGGGAACATGGCCTGGACTTCTTCCTCAGTCATTCCGCTATCAAGGAGCGATTGAATCTGAGTAAGGAGCGCGACATATTCGGTGAGAGCGCCTTCGTCCATACCGGCTGCGATCGCCTCAAGCTGTGTTAGGATGGCAGGTTTTTCACTCTCTGTTGCTGTCGTATACTCTCTGAGCTTGAGCATCAGGGCATCAACATCAGCACCAGCTTGCTGGATATCCTCACTGTTCCAAACTGGCATAACAATCGCAGCCAGCGTTTCAGCATATTCCATTGCAGCAGCACGACGCTGATCAAGGTAACGCGCATCCAGGGCTTCTTGGGCAGCTCGACGTTCTGAACTGTCCTCGATGAGCTGTATCAGAGCGTATTCCTTATCATACTGCTCATCAATCTGAGCATTGACAGCCGCCATACCCTGAGCAGCTGCTACGATCGCATTTTCATATACCGTAACGGAAGCATCGGATTCGCCGCGTGCATTAGCACGAGCAACTTCTGCTTCAACCTTCTTTCGGATAGTTTCAAAGCCATCCGGGTCAGCCGGAGAGAGGTTATACTTGATTTCGATCGCTTCTCTGGTATCAATCAATTCAGCGAGGCGGATTTTTTCTGCCTCGGTCAGGAAACCATTCTGGCGCTTTCGCAGTAGCCGTTCGATTTCCTTATCCATGGCATCGAGCGTTTCAATGTCCGTGCTGATCTGATCGACCACGGAAGTATAACCTGCTGCCTGAGCATCGGCTTTCATCTTTTCAAGCTCGGTGCGGGTGGAGGCAGTCAGCTCCTTGAAGGAGTTCGTCCATTCCTCAACGATCTCGTCAGATTCCTTTTCACCGTCTGTCCAAACAGCGATCAATCCGTTCATCCACTCTTCAGCCGACTGGAGCTCACGAGAAAAGTCGCTTTCGGACATACCAAAGAACGAAAGGCCTTCACTGGAACCGTAGAAGGTCTCGGCTGCGTTATTCTTCCAGTCTTCGGCAACCTTCGCCATGCCTTCAAGAGCCTCACGTGCTTCCTTCGCACCTGATGCATAGTCAGCGAGCTTGATTGCTCCATACACAAGAGCCGCAGCTAAAGCAACCATCGCTAATTTCGAAGAACCGAGAACTTTCACAAAACCGCCAATGCCACCACCGGCCATAGAAACCTTGGCAGAGAACTTGCCCAGGGCAGTTCCGGCTTTGCCAAGCACAGAGGTGACCTGACCAACTGCGCCTACCGTCTTACCAAGGACAAGGATCGCCGGGCCAGCGGCAGCAGCGAACGCAGCAAATTTGATGATTGCTTGCCGCTGGCTCTCATCCATCTGGAGGAAGGAATTGAGAAGCTCATTACCTTTATCGATCAGCTCCTGGATCGTCGGATTCAGATCATCGCCGATCTGCTGTGCAAAGAGCAGCGCGGTGTTCTTCAAGTTGATAAGCTTGCTTTGTGTCGTGCCGTATCGTTTATTTGCTTCTTCGGTCAAAGCAAGGTTTTCATTCCAGGCAGCATTGGCTGTTGCCTGTGTTGCGGTGAACAGCTCACTCGCATTGGTTGCGCGGAGCAAGGTATCTCTCAAGCGCACCTCATTGATGCCGATTTCCTGTAGGGTTGCGATCGCAGACATGCCTTCTTCGTCCATGCGAGCAAGGCCCTCAATGAAGGCCTGAAAAGCAGCTGCCGGGTCAGCATCCCACAAATTCTTGAACTGCTGGGCAGTCAAGCCTGAAACGCGGGCGAAATCATCCAGCGCATCACCGCCAGTTGCGGCAGCAACCTCCATTTTGACCAAGGCCTTACTGAACGCAGAGCCGCCCATTTCAGCCTCAATGCCCAGAGAGCTCAGGGCTGTAGCAAAACCCAAGATCTGAGCCTCCGACAAGCCAACCTGATGACCAGCACCAGCCAAGCGCATGGACATTTCCATGATGGCTGATTCGGTCGTGGCGTAGTTATTACCCAGGTCAACCAGAGCAGCACCAAGATTCCCGAACAGAGACTGATCCATGTTCATGATGTTGGCGAATTTAGCAAGAGTAGAAGCTGCCTCACTTGCCACAATATCGGTACTGTTGCCAAGGTCAATCATTGTCCTGGCGAACTCCATCAGGTGCTCATTCTCAATACCCAGCTGACCGGCGATGGCGACAACTTCAGCGATGTCCTCAGCGGAAGTCGCAATCTCCGTAGACATCTGCTTAATCTCACCGGAAAGGGCTGCGAACTCTTCTTCAGTCGCATCAACAGTCTTTCGAACGCTGGTAAAAGCAGACTCAAAGCTGATGGAGGTCTTAATAGCGGTAGCGCCAAGAGCCACGATCGGAGTGGTAATCGCCGTAGTCATCCCGCGTCCCAGAGAAGTCATTCCCTTAGAAAGTGCCTCACACTTCTTTGAGAAAGCAGTTAGCGCTTCACCAGCAGTTGTCCATCCCGACTTGAGCCGGTACAGCTCCTCGGTCAGCTTCTTGATTTCGGCTTCGGTGTCTTTGACCGCTGCTTTGGCGTTGTTGAGGTTGGTCTTAGCTTTAGAGATCGCATCCGCATTGTTTTGCATGGTCTTGCTATTGGACTTGATTTGTCCTTCTAGCAACTTGACCTTGTCCGCAAGCTCTTGATACTCCTGCTGTGCCAGTTCGAGGTTGCCCTTAGCAGCAATGGTAGCCGAATCAGATTCCCCCAGCGTCGAGGCGTATCGCTCATAAGTGGCCTTGGCAGCATCAACGGCTGTTTTGGCGCGATCCATCTCCACACGCGTATCAGCCAGGGATTGCTTCATGCGCTCCTGGCGGTTATAGGAATCGACGAGCTTTTGATTGGCAGCAACCAGAGCACGAGAATACTGCTCTACAGCACGATTCTGTTGCGTGAGCTTTTGCCCAAGCATGGATAGCTTCGATTCAGTACCGGCAACAGTCTTCTCGAAGTTTTCAACGCCCGCACCAGCCAAACGGAAAGTGGACTCGGCTTCCTTGATCTGCTGGTTGATGGTGCGCATGTTTCGTGAGAAGTTATCGCTATCCAGCGACAGCGCGACCACCAACTCGCGCAAGACCTCAGACATTGTGTTCACCTCCCAACAAAAAGAGGCCGGGAGCCTAGCTCCTCAGCCTCAGGGTTTCAGTTTTCCCCAAACCTCGTCAATGAAGGCGCGTTTGGGTTGTTTCTTTATATGCTCACGCTGCGCATCCCAAGCCCGCAGGCGGAGGAAACCCAGCATGTCCATTTCATCAATTTCTTTCATTCGCCAACCTGCTTTGAGCAGTTCATTGTAGGTGGCGAAGATATACTCCGGCAGCGTCAGAACAGAGGAATTTCGTCCTCCTCGGTCAGCTGATCCATCATCAGCTGTTCCGCTTCCTTCGTTACCGGAATCGTAGGGAAAGAATCCAGCACCTCGGTTGTCTGCGTCTGCACAGCCATCAAGGCAAGTGCGATATCATGCATCAGCCGATCTGCGGGATAGTGGTCATACATGTCATCCGGAGAAAACTGGTTCCCGAAGAGCACGCAGAACCACTTGACCATGGTATCGAGGGCATCTGCGACGGTGATCTGTTCACCGGACACATCCTTGCCCTCAGTGGCATCCTTGGAAATGCGCACCAGCTTGCCGTAAACCTTAGCAGCAGGCTCCATCTCGCGGAGTGCGCGACCGCTGATGAAGTCAACAGAATACTTTTTCTCGCCCAGAGTGCAAGTGATCATTGATGTCCTCCTTAAGATACAGCTGCCGCACAGTTTAGCACCATGCGGCAGCTAAGGTCATTAGGTCGTGGTGAAGGTCGGTTCGTAGACGGAAGTCAGGAAGGTAGCTGCCTTTTCGGCAGTAAAACCATTCTCGCCTTCGTCGGCAACAGCCTGATACTGGCCGTCGTGGGTACGCTTGATCGCCGTCCACTCGACTTCACCAGTCTGACGGGTCAGCGTGGTACCTTCCTTGGTAGCGTAGTTCTCGGTGACAGGCTTAGCCCTGACCTTGTACAGCCACACATAGCGGTACTTATGGTTGGACTTCTCGGACATAAAGCCGACAGCGAAATACGGAGGCTTGTCCGTAGAAGTACGGATCAGAACACCGTTATCGTCGATCTTATTGCCGAAGATCATCTCCTGGATCTGGAGAGGTACGTCAGCCATCTTGGTCTTGAACGCCAGTTCCGGATCCGGATAGAGAACGTCGAACTCAACGTCATCAGCATACTGAACATCCGGATCAGCGTTCTCAGGGGTAATGGATGCTTCGATCGCACCGGCCATCAGCTGAAGCTCACCATAGGTGTGCTCCGCTTCGGTGTCAGTCACCAGGGGTGCGATCACAACGTTCTTAAGACCGACCGTCGAGGAGACAGCCGGAGAAGCAGCGGGATTAGCCATCGTTCATATCCTCCTTAAAGGTTGCTTAGTTCATCGCGTAGAACGCGCTTGATTTCTTCATAAGCCTCATCCGATCTGGTATCAAAAGCAGGCCGGACAAAGGGGTGTGCGGGGGCGGGTGCAGGGCCGCCATGGCCAAACTCGACAGGGTTTGCATAGTACGCACCCTTGTCCTTGTAATGAACGCCAATGGTGATCTTCTTGCCACCGCCAGTTTTCTTACGGACATTGCCGGTTCGGATGGAGTCATGCAGGTCGCCTGTGATCTGCTTCGGATCGGTGGAGGCGTTATGAAGCATCTGCTGCTCAATTGGTACCGCTCCAGCCTTAAGCGCCCGGTTAACCCCAGGCCCTTGGTCAAGGGCAGCAGCCATATTGAGCATGTCATCACGCAGATCAGTGAAGCCTCGAAGCTCAATTGCCATAGTCCACATCCTCTCGCCAGACCCATGTCCACTGCACGGTGTACTGCCTGGTGGCCGTATCGTAAGCGGGCTGGTTATAGCCCTTGTCCGATTCTTCCATCATGGCAAATCCAGCAGCATACATGGCTGCACGGATGGTATCGCGCATGGTGCTTGGGTCGATGTCGCTCCAGAGATTCAGGTAGACGAAAGTGCGAAGAGACGTCACATGGTCATCCTGATGGGAAGCTTCCGTGGTAGTCGTGGAATAAACCACATACTGGACAGGCGGGTTCTGGTTGGGCGACGTCGCTCTCCAGATACCCGCCATGACCGGAATTCCGATATCCTTAAGTGCAAGCTGCACCTGTCGCATTAGCCGCTCACTCCCTTCGACAGGGAGGCCTTCAAGCCGAGGTAGGTGCGCTTGAAGGAATACTCACCGAGCGTGGAGATGTTCCACTTTTCATCTTGGAACTTGACCCACATGCCGGGCTTTACATCGGTTCGATACCGAATCGTGAAGTTCAGAACAGCTTCGGTGTTAACCACATCCGCTGAACGATAATGCTGGTTGCCAGCATCAATAACGGCTGCCCATACCCGACAGACGGTGATGTCCTTGGGTTCTGGGTAGCCGTTCTCATTAATGATGTTTTCGGTATAGCCGATCTCGACCATGTGACGAAGGTCGCCTGGGCGTGGATTGCTTTCAAAGTTCTTATAACCTCGCAAGACAAACCACCTCCTCAGAACATCTTGTCAGGGTCACGATGCGGGTACAACAGATTCTGAAACGCTGTACGCATGGTGGCATACGCGATATTATCTGCTGCTTCCCGGTTCTCATAGTAATGACCGACCATTAGCAGAACAGCCAAGCGCACAGGCTCAGGTGCATCGTCTGAAAACTCTACACGGGTGTAGTCTTCTGCTGCAGCCTGTGCCTGTGCAATCAAGGATTCAAGGTAGTCATTCTCTTCGTCATGCTGGATTCGGAGATGCGTCTTTACCTCATCCAAGGAAAGAATCACTTGTCATCACCACTCGCAGGAGCGGCGACCAGCCCAGCCTTTCGCAGCTCGGCAATCAAACCGTTATAATCCTCGCGAAGGGCAGCAACCGTGGTGGCGTCGCTTTCGGTCACGTTCAGCAGTACAGGCTCACCTGCAGCGGGCGGATCGAAAAGACCCTCAGCACCTTCAACGGTAGCGCCGGGAAGGAACGTCAGCTTGCCGCCAACGACCCATTCGTTGCCGCCGTGAGCATGATAGTTACGTGCGGTATTGCTCATTTCAAACCCTCCAATTCAAAGGGGAGCTGCCCATCAGGACAACTCCCCGTAGTGCTTACGCGCCCTTGATCTGCAGGCACTTCATGGCTTCGCCCAGAACCAGACGGCCATCGACACGCTGGGTAGCACGGAAGCCAACCTGGCCGGTCGCAGCATACAGCTCGTTCAGGCGCTGGAAGGTACGGCCCTGACGATCGGCGATCCAATAGGACTTGAAGTCACCGAACAGGATGGGCTTGGCACCGGCACCGATCTCGGGCATGTACGCAGAAGTCACCAGGTCATGGCTCAGCAGGGTATCCGGCTGGCCTTCCTTCAGACCGGGCTGCCACATGTACTGGCCGTTGCCATCCTTGAGCTTGCGGATAGCCTTGATAGAGCTATCGTTGAGCAGGAACTTGGCCTTCTTGCGGTAACCAGCCTTGATGGAGTGGATCAGATCCAGAATCTCATCAGCGGTGAAGGTCGCACCAGCGGTAGTGATACCAACGCCAGCGCCCTGGGTGTCATGCAGCAGACCGTAAGGCTTAGCTACGCCATCACCATTGATGAAGGCATCCTCCTCAGCTGCGCCGATACGGCGGGCGAATTCAGTGGCGATGTAGGACTCAACATCGAAGACGGAGTCCTGCAGCAGCTCGTCGCTGACCTTGATCATGGTCGCCAGCTTGTGAGCGCCCAGGGAGATCTGGCCAAAGGCATCGTCGGATTCAGGAATCAGACCTTCCTCCTCAACCCAGGAAGCAGTACCATGGCTGGCAACGATCGGGATCTTACGCTCGCCAGACTCGGTACGGATGATGGTGCACAGGGAACGCAGGTGGTTTTCCTCTTCCAGGGCCTTGATCAGAGTACGCTCGTACTCGTCAGGACACAGGTAACCGCCTTCAGAGTCAGTGCCGATCTGAAGCGCATTCACAACAGCCAGGTGGGTACCACGGTTGCGAACCATCTTCCAGAAGGCGTTCTTGTACTCATCGGACGCACGGCCAGTCTTGCCGTTGGTAGGCGCAGCAGCGTTGTCAGGACGAGAAGTCAGCGGGTTCTGCACCGCAGCATTCAGCTCGCGCTCCATTTCGGCAGCGCGCTCTTCGCGCTCGATGGCATGGCCCATATCGACCACATCCTGTTCCATACGCTCATAGGTAGCAGTGTCCTCAGCGGACATCAGGCCCTTTTCGTCCTGGTGTTCGTCAAGGAACTTCTTCGCCTTATCCCAGATCTCACCGCGCTTGGCACGCATTTCGTTAATCTTGCTCATTGTTTTTTCCTCCTTAGCGCCTCGTGGGCATAATCAAACCCAGCCTCTTCTGAAGCTGGGCTACAGGGGTACCGGCCTGGGCCGGTTCTTGGGTGACAGGTTCCTCAGACTGTTCAGGAGCCGGAGCGGGCTGCTCAGGTTCCGTGGGTTCAACAGTCGTGGGCTCAGGTTCCACAGGCTGCACAGAAGCTGCCGGACGAGGACGCTGAGGGCGAGCTCGATCCAGCCAGGCTTTCACTTTAGCTTCGGCCTCTGCACGATCAACCGTGCGCGGGACAACACAGTTGAACAGGTTATTGGAGGGTACTTCGTCGACGATACCGTCAATGAAGCCCTCAGCCAGCGCCTGCTGTGCATCCATCCAAGTCGTGGTACTCATCATGTTCGAAAGCTCTTCTCGGCTTCGATGAGAGCGCCGCGCGTAGACATTCAGAATGCTTTCCTTGCAAGCCCTGAGGAGTCGAATGGCATCATTCAGATCCTGTTCGTTGCCCCAGGCCATACAGCTGGGGTCGTGGATCATGAAAAGGCTGCCAGGAGTCATTTCAACGCGCTCCGCAGCCAGAGAAAGCACCGACGCTGCAGAAGCAGCCGTACCCGAAATCACAAGGTGAACCTTGCCGGGATACGAGCGCACATCATCGAACATCCGAGTGGCCGCATTACAGTTGCCGCCGTAGGAGTTCAGAACGATGCGCACATCATCTGCATTGGCGTTGCCTTTGCCGTACAGCTC